TAGCCATGTAGATCATCGGGTAAGAGTTACTTTCAACCGTGTAACTTGTGTTTTCAAATAAGTTAACCAGTTGATCCGCGTTTTCTTGATAATGGCAATCCAGAACACCTAGAACCATTTCATACCCCGCCGGGATTGCCGTGCAGGAATACCGCATGAGTTTAGCCAAAGTCTCTGCCGTAACCGGCTTATTGCATACGTCTGCACTGCACCCTTGGGTAATACTCCCGAAATTCAGGTAAAGTCCTATCCGTTCATGGCGGTAAAGCCTTGGGTAGTATTCATTTCCATGTAATTCCACCTCTTTAAGTTCTTTCTCGGCCCCGCCCCAAGTGTCAAGAATAGCTACCCGCCAATATTTTACCGGCTGGCGCAGATATTGAGGAACCTTAAACGAATACCATTGGTTGATAACATCCTTGTCTTCCAGCGCAGTATAACTGATAGCGAGCATATCATCCACGGTAAACTGGTCTGGACGGATCGTTACCAATCCATCATCCCGACTCAGTGTGTACGCGCCATAACCGGACGTGGCGGAGAGCCCAAGCTCTGAAAGGGCTGTTCCACCCACGATAGTCACGATAGAGGACGTACCAATGATGCTGGATACCACCCGGAGGCGGTTATTGATAACTTCAACCGATCCATACGTTATAAGATTGTTCATGAACAGCGCGGCTTCGTAGGCGGTCGATGTGGCTCCAAACCCGGAAAAGGTTACAAGGGTTACATGACCATTAATGTTGACCGTGACGTTAAGTCCATTCAGATCCTCACCGGAGTAATCAGCCGTTCCGTCCACATACGCATAAGGATGCCGGAGAACCGATGCTGTCTTCCGGACAATCGTGCTGTATTGTGGGAAACCATTAGATAGCATGACTTTACCGTAAAGCTCTACATCGTTACCGCTAATCTCTTTTATCTGGACGCACGTCTTATAGCTCCCGTTTTCCAGCATAATCCATTCATCATCGGCAAACAATGTCGGGTCCGATACCTCGATAATGGTATCATCGGCGGTAGCAGACCGAGTAAGGTACCCATAAATGGTAGCCGAAGGCGTAACCACGTACAATCTTTCGTCCGGAACATCCTCAATCAGGGACTTCCGGGTATAAAACTGATAGGTTCCGGGTACGTACGTACCCAAATAGTGGTTGTATCGGTCAAAGCACCCCACGCGGTATTCCCCATCCCGGTACCATGTGAACCCGTCTGTGGAATGCTCGATAGCGAAGTCCCGGATACCGTTCCCGCCAAATACCCTGACCCAAGACGGGAGCTTATCATCATCAAAGGTGAATTGAATCGTATTATCAGTATCCGATATCAGGGGCTTCCACGAGGATTGTTCCGACTGGTCTACCGCGAGAATAGCGTCATAGCCGATTTGGGCGGAAGACGCAGTAACTTCTCTAGGAGTCATGTAGGACTTATGGACATAATCCTCTGAGAATCCTGTAATGTCTCCCGGAAGGTCATAGAAGTACCGCTTTTCCGGATCCGACGTGTCTACGGACTCATTATAGGTATATTTCAGGGAATTGGTGTTCCGCGTCGAGATAAGAACGTTATCCACAAACGCCCGGCTGAGGCAGCTAACGCGGGAGATCATATACCCATAGAGTTCATTACCATCATGGGTGCATTTCCGTTTATACCATGGCACCGCCTTCTTAATCTCTTCGCGGGCCTGTGTAATCGGAATATCGTCATTGAAGTTAACCCCAAGGAGTTTACCAATCGGGGCCAAAAACATCGGATCCGTGTTATCCACGTCCAACATGACCGGGAAAGCATCCAAGAGCCCCTTGGCTTCGTCCAGAACAAACCCTATAGCTTTCAGATACCTTTCCAGCGGCCCTTTCTTCTCTCCGGTTTCGTCCAGATTGAAGTATTCCCCCGTGGTATCCTGTGTTGGATCCAAAGCTATCTGAATTTCATCATCCATCGCTAAACCTCACCATCTTGGGTATGATAGATCGCCGGGAGGTTATCCCAGAGCTTTTGCGGGAAATACCCCGTCTTGATCCCCATTCCGCGCCCCAGATTCTCTTCATCTGTCACCCACTGACCAGAAGAAATGGACTTGGCAAAGAATCGGTAGAAATACACCTTATTCTCCACGATACCTCTACCGGTTATGCCTTGATTCTCAAAGTAATACGCAGGTAAATCTGCATAATTCCTTGAAAAGAAAGGAGTTACACCATCTTCGGTCGTGAATACCACAATACCATCATCGGGATGGGTCGGGAAGTCATATTCCCGCCTGACAAGCCGATAATCCTCAGTCAAGGCCGGTGATGGAGGTTCCCAAGTGATAATCAGTTGTGGGCCTTCCACGCCGCGATAGATAAAGAACTGCGTAGGCATGATGGTACTGACCTGAGCCACTACCACCGTTGGCTGTGGGACAATAACCGAGGATCCCAGAATCGGGGTACGAATAGGCGTTACCGAAGACGGGTAACCGACCAGAGACGTACCCAGTATAGGAGTTGGAGTTACTATAACACCCATTTGTCACCCCTACAGAGAAAAGATCTTGGCGGTATTGGTGTTCCACTGGATATTGAAATCCCCATTATTCATCAGGATCGGCAGTCCGCTACTAGTGTCGATGTATGCGATAAGCGGTGAAGACGCTTCCGACCCCGTATCCTGATAAATCACCATAGCATCTACTTGCCCGGTTACTGAAGTTATAAGGACATTATCAGCACTTGCAACCCCTGCCGTCGCCGTTTTCGTGGTCAGGGCGGCAGATGTAGCAGTCCGGGCCGGTGCTGGTATATCGGACAAGAATTCGTCCGCAGTGACATCCGCTGTGTAATAGGTACGGTCAATCAGCACCACTTTGATTGTCGCGGCAGTCCAATTCAGCGCGCCGGTGAGAAATCTGTTCTTTGCTGTCACATAGAGAGCATTCGCCATGATTCATTCCTTATCGTACACAACCCTTGTTGGAGGATTCTTCCACATAAGCAAACCGAAGCGTTACATTCCCTTCGGTAAAGAATTCATCAGTATCCATAACCACGTTGGCTATCTTGGGAGACGTTCTGACTATGGCTTTATCCTGTACAGACATTGGGGTAGTCCCTGAGAACAGAGTAAACCCGAAATAGCCATTCGTTGATAGGAATGGAGCATCCAGCGAACCCGTACCCTGAATACCAGCGTTATAGCCCCTTACGGAGAACGTAGTTGGGGAGGTAAATACGATTGTCCACTCCTCATTGATAGCGTCATCACCGACAAACCACGCCGTGGCATCAAAAGTAGCATTCCCGGACCAAATTTCCAATTCCGGGGTGGGCTGTCTTGAATATTTGACAAAATCCACATAAGCCACACCTTCGGAACCATCAATAACACTGGTTATGTCGGAAAGATATGAGGCTTTGCCAAACCCAGTATAGGTACTGGATTGGATATTAAAATAGTCATCTATGCTTTCCCGGACATTTGTGTCTACCGTCGAGGTTGCATAGTTGGCATACATAAAGATGTTGGCTTCAATATCAATCGGCTGATATGCTGGATCAAAGAGCTCTACCGTGGTTCCCGCGATTTGTCTTGGCGCAAGATAATCCAGAATATCCTGTTTTTGGCTCAACGCCATGGGTGAACCGTCTTCGGTAGCCACAAAGAGCGATACCGGGATGGCACTGGAGCGGTTACAGTTGTGCCAGCGGTCTACCGTGGCCCGGACTGCATTGACATTATCCCGGATATCCGTCAGGGCTTCAAAGTCTTCCAGTGTAATAGCCCTATAAAGAGCTCTAAGGGCCCTTGGGCCTTCAACCTTGGCGGATTGGATAGATTGTTCATCTGTGCCGCCCGTAGCAGAGTCGGGGTTTGTAGCCCCTACCGCGATGGGTGATCCACTATAGAGGATTTGTGAGTCAACAATCGTAATGGTATTGGAGCCGACATTCCCCTGCGTCCCGCCGCCGACACGGTAGATAGCCGACACGATAGCACCATTTGCGGGGATCTTTCCTTGACCGTTATCCCCGAAATAGATATTGACTACCCCATTGGCGTTCCGGAACAGCATACAGTCTTGAGAACAGCTTTCACTGTCTACAAGGGTTTCTACGATTGTCCACTTGGTATATCCAGCACCTTCATTGACGTAAACCAATACAGAATCATCAATTACAGGAGTTTCCGGGAGGGTAAATATCTGGTTTGGTGCTGCATTGGACTGCCCAAGAATGATCGGATCATCAACAGTACCGGAAGTCTTGCCCTCTACGGCGCTTACCGAACCCGTGGTGTATCCCGATGGGATAGTCAAGGCTACTTCGGTCTCAAAATAGATCGGGGTTGCCGACGTGTCTGCATACGTATGCAGTAGGGTTCCCTTGGGAATCAGGAGATCCCCGGAAAGGGCTTGGTCAATGGAGAAAGTGACATCCACCGTCGCGGCGGTCTTCCCCCGGAGCTCATAATCAATCAGCTTGAGAAGGTTGACAACGGATTGACGGGTAATCGCCGTGGGGAGGAATGATTCTTCCGCCATCCGGTCGATATAGAAATGGAGGTTATCCCCCATGTAGGCAAGGAGTTCCATCAGGACAACGCCGAAATCACTGGGGTTCATGTCTGTGTATTCAGGGCAGAAAAACGGCAATGTCCTGAGAAGGTCATCACGAAGGGATTCATAATCCCTTGAGGTATAGTCAATAGTCGGTACGCGCCAAGATTGTGTCGCCATTTATCACTCCTAACCGAATTGTGCTGTACTTTGTGCGTCCGTTACCCATGATTCCTGTTCCGCCGGGTCAAGAAAATACGGGAAGACCAGATTCCGCTTAACATTAGTCTTTATCACCGTATAGGTTACACTGACATCCAACCGGCCTTCTTGACGGAATGAACGGTCGATATAGATGGTTTCAACGATTACTCGGGGTTCCCAGCGTTCAATAGCCCCCTTTACAGCATATTCTACCTTGGCATCCAACGCCGGATCATTAGGACGGAACACGATTTCCCTGAGATAAGAACCAAAAGACCTCCGCATGACGCGGGAGCCTACCCGGATACCAAGGATCTGAAGGATACTTTCTATGATATGCTGATCGCTCTCAGATTCTGTGACCGCGCCGAAAGCTGAGACACCCCCTGATCTCCGGGTAAACCGGAAGGGGAATGCCATACCACGACCTAGAAATCCACGAGGGTCAGCCATAATTATTCCTTACCTACAAGACCTTCAAGCAATGCCGCCAGTTGACGTTTCCCCTGAATAGTAGCCAATCGCCGCTCCAAGTCAAGTTGTTTTTCCATCTTTGACGTGGGCTGGACTGCATCAATCTCCCGGTCAATGAAATGAATCAGCATGTCAAAAGCGGCATTCAACGGATCTTGCTCCGATGCTACGAGGATATTCTTTGACTTAACCAGATGCTGCCGTTGGTTTTGCAATTTTGAGATAGCAAAGTTCATGACACGGATTTCATCTACCAGCTTATCCCGGAACTCCTTGAGCTGCCGGTATTGGTATTCATCCACGTCCCGGAGAAGCATTTCTCTCAGGGTTGTCAGAGTAAGTCTGTCACTATCACTGAAATCCATTTCCGAGCTCCTTAGCCTTCATCTGCATACACGTTAGGACTTCCCGTCACCTGTGGGTTAGGCGGATGCGGGCAAGGATCGCCCTTGTGGTCATCGCCTATTCTCGCCACCGGTATATTATCCGCAAAAACTGTAGGACTACCATCTTTTTGAGTAGTAGTCCCGCAATGCGTGTCAATGTCCCCTATCCTATGAACCGGGCTGCTATTGGCATACGTGGTGGGACTTCCACCGGTAGCCACCGCCCCACACGCATGAACATCCCCGATACGGCATACTTTCGGCATATCCGTTATTCCTAATTATGGTCAATTCGGGGTGCGTTATCTACTATGTGCGTATCAGAGTTACGTGTAAATTCCCCCTTGACGGTTGTAGTGTTATACCCATCAACGTTCAAGGTCTCGTTTCCTACCACGTACTGGGTATTATCACCCTCCACGACCCGGATAACATTCCCATGAATCCGTTCCGAAAGGTCACCATTTATCTCAGAATAGACGTTACCAACGACCTTAATACGGACATTCCCGTCGGTATCAATATCCACAAAGGTTCCCGAGGCATGGTAAATCTTAATCCGTTCATGGTCTGGCGTATCATCAAACTCCACGGTATGCCCAGAAAGGGTCTTGAAGACGTGATTATATGGATACTGGGCCCCATAGGGGTCTGGAACCGGTGGGGTGGCCGGATTAATGCTTTGAACGGTGTTATCCGGGGTTCCCTGAGCCAGCGCCGGTGGCGGGGTGGCCTGTGAATACCAAGTCCCTGACCAGATAGGATAATTAGGATTCCCTGACTCGAATTCACACCAAACGGCATCACCCGTGTTCGGGATATGGAAATCACCCTTTTCATGCACCCCATCGGATCCGGTAACCCCGACCTTGCCAAATGCCCAATCGGTCACCAAGGTCTCCCCGAATATCTCGGGAACCTTCAGGCGGACGCGCCCAAGCATCTCAGGGTCTTTATTGTCTACAACAATAGCCCGGTAGCAAAACGGGTAGACATTCTTATTTGTGCTTGAAAACATTACTTAATCCTTGTATTGCACCGCTGACACCACTTGACCCTGACCCACCGGTTATTACAGAACTCCAAACGGCATATGACTTCTGTCCGGCATACCGAACAGAGTGTTGTATCCAAATCCTTCCGTGAATCTATCCGTTCCGCCATAGCCTTAGCCTGATCTGCTTTGGCTTGGTCAAGTGGTATAACCTGTTGTACGACAACGGGTTGTGTAGAAGTTACTATCTGTGCTCTAGCGGCGCTTGCCATCTTTGACCCGCAATTACATCCCATTATTCTCTCACTTCCACAAGTTGGGTAGGCGTATTGGACACTTTTGATTGTCCGGGGCCACCCTTCCACGTCCGGGTAAGAAGGACTTCATTCGTATAGATACCACGTTCATACCTATGATACACGTCGGTCATGTAATACAACCCGCTTGCGCGGCCTACACCGGCAAGTTCTATGCTATCACGGGCTCTTAGCCATTCCACACCTACCACCTTTGCCATACCCTTCATGACCCAGCGGGAGTTTTCAGAGAATCCTTGGACTTCCGTCTGAAGAACATACGGATCCCGCCCGGAGTGGTAGACGTACTTCTGGTTTTTCTTCCCGCCATAGGATACAATATCAGCCCACCGCTTTACACCACTGGTTGTGCCGTAAGAGGCAGCATTTGTGGTAAACTTCCCGATTCCGACCTGAGACAGTGGATCATCGGTATCCTGTGACGATACGGTATAGGCCAGACCCGACAGGGGGTCGATTTGGCTACCCTCGACAACATTACCCTCTTGGAGCGGTTCGCCCCAGACCGAGAATCCGCTGATTTGGCTATCATCGCCTTTGTAGTAAACCATCTTGATCCCACTATCACGGAAAAGCGGCTTGTGAAAGTGGAGGATACTGTTCTCAATATAGAGCTGGTAGCCGTATTGTTCGGCCCGCTCTTCAAGGAAATCCCAGTCGGATTGGTTCATCTGGGATACCTGTCCCCAAATGGGTTCTGTGTCCTGTACCGCCGCAAGGAACCCATACTTCTTGGCTATCTGTTGGACAATCTGTGAGTCGGTAAGATTGTTCCATACAATACGTTCCTGACCAAGACCCATCATGAATTCTTCACTGACCCCGACAAGTTCGATACTCCCGGCTAGGCCGTCACCTTGACCAAACATCATTTTGGCCCCAAGGGAGTAGAAAGTCCCTCCGATTTGCTTAAATCCAGTGGTTTTATACCCCATCTGGACCCGGATTGGCTTATACTCGTCCCAAATCGGGTCATTGGTGAATCTCAGTAAGTCATTATCAAATAAGATAGATACCCGTGACATTCGGTGCTCATGCGTCAAGTGAACCGTAACCCGCTTAACCATGCTTGCATAGTTATCCTCGATAGGCTTACCGTCAATTTCAATGATAAAGGCGCTAGCCATACGGACTACCGGCGTTGGCGTTTGAAAGCTCTTGGTTGCCGTGGAGTTACCCGAGCTTGCGGTTGTCTTAAGACCACCGGAAGCGATTGTCTGTTCCAATTCCGTTACTGCATTGACTGCATCCACGATACCGCCAGAGACCCCGGAGACGTTGGTAACCTGATTGGACTGTCTACCCAGCGTGGCGAGCTTTGAAGCCACACCGGAAAGGCTTAGGTCAATATCCAGCCGTGTGGTTATAGAGGCATTGATTTGAAGCCCAGCAATCCCTGCGGAGCCTCTAAAGGCTGATTTAAGGGAGTTCATGGACTGGATGATACCAAGGACTTCCCCGGATTTACCGGATCCAGCCGCCATATTGACAATATCAGATATAGTCGGGAGCCGTAGCTTTGCCGACAATGACACTTTGAACCCGCCAATACTGGCAAACCCAGTCCCACGGGCCAAAGAAGTGATAACCCCGGTACGCCACGTCCCGGCGCGGATGAGCTTATTGGCTTCCGCTTTCCATTTCCCTACGGCCTTGGTAACTTGGCTCTGGGCATATGACTTAACGACCGACGTGGCCTTCTTACCCCAATTCATTGAGTTCCCTCACCGGAATGATGATCTGTTGACCCGGAGTCAAATCCAGAGGCCACAAGATTCCATTGATTTCCGCTATCAGCCACCAAAGGCGTTCTTTATCATCCACAGAACCAGCAAATCGGTATGCAATATCATCAAGGCTGTCCGCGACGGTTACCGTATAGAGGATCCAGTCGGAATTGACATCCTGCTGAGTAAGGGCTTTTCGCGGGTGGAGCCATTTACGGGGGATATCATCCGATCCCGGAATAGTGGTGTAAGGGATACCCTCGTAACGACTTCCATGAAATACTGACATCTAGCCCTCCTGCATACGTATGCAGTTACAGTTTTACACTCACGAATTCCGTGAAATTAACCGATACTTCGGCCCAAATAGGTTCACCCGACAGAGGACTCAGCTTCTTGTAGGTGATCTCCGCGCTTGTGATAAAGGCTACAAAGGGTTCATCAAACAAATTGACAAATACCGGGGGTGGCCCGCCCAGTGTCCCACCGAATAGCTCAAACTTACCGGCCTTTTCATCGGTGCGCTCGCCCCATTGTGAGTTGGTCTTAGACGGACGTATTGTCTCTTCTAACCAATTCAGGGAGTCCTTGACGCTCATGGCGGAACTGTGGCGGCTTCGGAATTCATCACCCCATGTCGAGAAAAGGAGAACCATAGACCACGTATTGGCCTTGCCTTCTTTGAATTGGAAGCGTTCCGTTCTGACACCGGTCGTTCCTACCCCGGCAATGTATTCGGAGCTGACACTCTTCCGGACTGTTTCTGGGTTATAATGGCATACCATTTCATCATTGCTGAATTTCGGGGAGTTACCCACGATAGCCATTCTGGTAATAGACATCTTCTTCTGTGCTACATGGATCTGACCGCTATTGCTGACTTCATAACGACCGGCGGTATCCCGCCCAGATACGTCAAGGTCTTTTATTGCCTGCTTCTGTTCCGGTGTTGGGTTAGTATTCTGCGAAGAATACCATGCATCCATATAGGCGTCACGATGCGAGGTAAATGTCGGTTCATTCTCTGCCATTTTATCGTATCCCGTGTAAAGAGCCACCGGCATCGCCGTAGCCGAGAATATTCATTTTCCTGTTAATGCTAACCATGGCCTGACCCAGAACATAATCATCAAGGATGATCTGGATCGGCACGCTTCCCGAGGGTGTTGAGGCCTCCGCGCCGGACGTTGTTTCTTGCGGAGCCCTTGGTATATTCGGCACCGGGACGGTAGAGGCCATTGCTACCTGCCTAGCCGGGGATGGCATAATGCTCTTTCCAAAGTTCACCACGGGCTTCTGGGTGTTAGGAACCACGGCAGTCTGCTCACCTGTTGGCATCTGTGTAGCATCATTTGCGGCTTGTTGAAGAGCTGCCGCTGCTGATTGAGACGCCGCTGTAGTATTCTGTGATGCTATGTTTGCCGCGCTAGCTGCAAGGACAAGAGTATTAGCGGCAGAATTTGCTGCTGTTGTAGCTTTGGCGGCCTGCTGTTGCTGTGCAGCAGCAACTCCGTGGAGGTCATTATAATCCTTAGCCGCTTTATCTGCCCTAGCTTTAGCCGCTTTATAGGCATCCGTTTCCTGATACTTGTCGGCATCAGCTTTATCTCTAAGTCCAATCCATTCAAGGAATTCCCCGAATAGCTTCTGGGCACTCTTCAATGCCCCACCCAAGGCATTCGTGACCAAAGCACTAAACTTAACCATGATAGCTGCCATGCCGTCACCACCGAAATAGTAGGTAAACATGTCAGCCATGTCTTGGAGCCAAGCTATCGTGTATCCAATAAGGAAAATGGTGTTATGCAGCCAGTTAGCTACCTCTTTGAATACCGCCCCTACCCACCACCCGAAGTCTTCCATCCCTTGTGACATTTCGTCAATACCCTTCTTACCGCGTTCAAAGGGTGTTATCAGGGATACAAGGGCATCCCAAAGATGAGTAAACTGCTCTGCTGCGTCACCAAACCCAATAGAGAACCCTTTTGTGAAGGATTTCCATGCCCCACTGAGCTTTGCCATGACATTATCCATGCCGCCCATGGCAGATATGACCAAGCCAAGCGCCAGCGCGATAGCTCCCGCGATAGCAATATAGGGAAGCATCGCTGCCAGAAGGGATAGTGCGGCGGGTAAGGCAGACCACATAGCCTTACCCATAACGGTTATACCACCAGAAGCGAGGCCTGACGCACCGGCTTGACCAATGAACGCGGTTGAAAGGGTGCTAATAGTTCCAATAGCGATAGTTGCTATCTTAGAGACAGCAAGGTAGGCCGTGGCAAGACCCAGTACAAGACCTATCAAGCCCTTAATCGGTCCCGGAATAGCATCAAGGATATAAAGGAAAGCACGGAACATCGCGATAAGCATGGCAAAGACCGGGACAAGGTATTCCCCGAAGGATCTGGCGATCTTCTTCACGTCTTCCCAGAGCCTCTTCATCTGTTCCCCGACACCACCTACAACCCGAGCATAGATATCGTGGATAGTCTCAATACCCAGCGCGTCACGACGTTGTGCTTCAATAGAGTCGTTTACAACCTTACCTTGCTTGGAAAGCTCCTGCAACTGCTGAAGTTCTACTGCCGTAAACTGTCCCGATGCTAGGATATACCGGCGTTCCGCTGCTGTTAGACCTTCAAGACCTTTCTGAAGTGTCGCAATAGCCTGAACAGGGGAAGTAAGCATCTCCTGTGCTGCCTTGTTGAAGAAGCTGGGCAACCCGGAAAATTCCTTACCATAGGACTGAATGTTACGCATGAATTTGCCGAACATGGCCTGAGCGCCTTGCGCCGAGCTGGTGGCGTTCTCAAAAGCCGCCGCGAGTGCTAAGGCATTTTTCGTGCTTCCACCAAAGGCCATGGCAAGAGAACCGCCCTGAAGGGCAAAATCGCTAAGTGTATCCATTCCAGCACCGGTTTTTGCTGCCAGAACACCCATGGCGGAGCTCATACGTTCGAGTTCCGCATTGGTAAGGCCAAGCCCTACCTTGAGTTCCCGCATCATCTTACCGACTTCTTCCATGCTCTTATTCATGACCGCACTGAGTTCTCGGGCTTGTACGGTCAGCCGTACCATGGATTCTTGTGTCATCCCCTGTGTACGAATAAGCTGTGAAAATACCGACACTGCATCCTTGAGGCCGGAAGACAATCGTCCGTACCGGTTTACACTATCTGTCAATACAATGTTTTGTTTGGCATAGATATCAGAAGTTCGCCTAACCGTGGCGTCGATCTCGTCATAGGACTTAACGACGGTACCGAGGACGTGCTTGAGGTACATATAGGCTTTGGTTAGGTCGGATAGTTTTGTAGCAAGATCCTTAAGCTCTTTGATAGAGCTTGCCACGTCTGCGAGAATGCGGATTAGGGTCGTTCTGACTGTGCTGGTTGATCCCGCAGACATGGCATCTCCTATAACCGTTGTGACCCAAATTGTGACCTTGAGTTCATTTCTTCTTCTTGCTGCCGCAACTGCTGTAGTTCTTCCTCACACTTTTCAAACCAGTAGATACGTTCGCCTTCGGGCATATTCATGATTTCTGTATATGTCCACCCGGTCCTGACAGCACTTATTACCCAAACGTGGGTGTGTATCGTTTCTTCCACGTTATGGGTAAATATGTCAAGCTGTTCCTCGGTTACTCCCGAAGGCGGAACAAAAAATCCGATGATGCAAGAGACAGCCGCAGATCACCACCACACATGGGGCATTCCGCTGGAATCTCGAAATCAGGGCCGGGGAGCATCCGCTGGAATTCGTCCAGAACGAAGTCGGCCTGCTGAATCGGGAGCTCATCGAAGATTGCCAGTGTCAGATCCTTAGGATCCTTGCCGTTCCACGAGATAAGGCAATTATACATCAATGCATAGGTGCCTTCCACGGGGTTCTTCATGATATACCGCATGGCATTAGCTTGATCCACCCCGTTCGGGAAGGTAAAGACCGCATTGAAGTCCGAATCCGGGTCAGCGATGGTAAACTGTGGTACACCATCAATTACCGTGTATTCCAAGCCGTCCAACTGATTGATCTTGATATCCGCGCTCAAATCGCTTGTCATGGTCAGCTTTTCATTACAGTGCGGGCAGTTAATGATCGTTGTGAGCTTGTCACCCCGGCTGATCTTGCGGATTTCCAGTGCCAGAAAGTCACGGTCTCCGATGAAAAGGTCGCTAATAACGCCATTTGTGATTCTTGGGAGCCCGTCAATGGAAACAACACAATCCATAAGGAGTGTGTTGAGAAGTTTTACTGCGTCTGAGCGGACTTGCTTGGACGCCAGCTTCTTTTGGGTTCCTCCCGTCATGGGGCGAATGACACACCGGCGGTATCGGTTTTCACCATTAAAGATACCAATAGGAAGTTCTACACTGATCTCATTCATGACACAACCCTCATTAGGACAAACGACACAACAAACTGCATACGTATGCAGTCATTAAACGGTAGTACCGGGGCCACGACCCTGCGGGTTATTCTGGCCGGGGCTTTCAACCTTCATGCCCTCGTGCTGAATAGTCACGGATTCGATAAGGACTTCATTACCCATGGCGTTAAGCGCACCGGTCTTGAGTTCGCTAGGCCAAGCATTAAAGAGGGTCCATTTCTTTCCGGGGGTATTGCTATCGCCCTTACCGTACATGGAAATCGTAATTGGCCGACGGTAATTCGGGGGGATAATACCATCACCATAGCCTACACCGCCATTGGTCGTGGTCGCATCTTCATACGAAGCGCATTCGTTACGCCAATCGAGAAGTGTGGTGCTATTACTGGTACCGCGCTGCATTGTGACCGGTTGCCATTCAATCAGGCCCGGAAACTTACGCATCCAAATCGGCATATTACCTTCGCGGTATTGTACCACGGCGGACACGCTACTCAATCCATCAACCTGAGAAAAACCGATTTCTGCATCCCCGATGGAGACTCGGAACCGATAACCCATATAGGGTTCATACGAGGTAACATCAGCCATAATAAAAACTCCTCTTAACCAAAAGTATATTCAAACTCATCCGCCACATGACTCTCTGCGGTGTATCCTTCATAGGCCAAAACAACCTGTTGAATAAGCAAATCTTGTGACATTGAATTGAAGTCACCTATCTTTATCGCTTTCGGGTACGCATCGAACAGCTTATACAGAATGTAGCTTGTCCAATCCTTTGCGTACGCCTTTATCGAAACCGTGTTCCTGATGTAATCTTGTGAGTAGTTACCTGTGTATCCTGCGGCTAGGTTTGAAGTTACGTTATCAAACCATGTCTCTAATGCTGTGCCGCCCAAACGGACTCCCATGGAGAATGTAATATCTGAGCTCTCCATGACACTTGGTAATTTTACAGGAGCAACCGTCTCCGTCAACTCTGTCCATTTGCGTTCACCACGGGATTTAGAAATACCCGAGATACGCTGAAATCCATAGTTGAACCCAGATTCGGATCCAAAAGCCACTCTAAATCTAAAACCACCAAGAGGATCTTCTTGTAGCATAGTCGTCAAGGGGGGCTTTCGCCCCCCTTCCTTTCCTCTTAGGCGATACCTTCGGTAACAGAGCTTCCATCGTACCACAGGCCAAGGCTGATAACGAAGAACTCGACCGGCAGCGGGGGATTCAGGCCGATTTCCATATTCAGGCGGCCATCCTTACGTTCACTGTCCGGGTTGAGCTCCGCATCACACTTGACGTAGTAAGCCCTCTTAACGTCATTACTCGGGAAGAGCATACCACGGGTCCACAGGCCGTACATGAATTCGTTGTTGACCTGTTCAACCTGATCCCACAGACGGGGATCATTCACCTTCATGATAACCCAGCGGTTACCGATCCGGAGGCTTGCCTTGACGTAATTCAGCAACCGGCGGACGTTCACGTATTGACGGCCATCCATGGTATTCCACAGGGTACGGCAACCGTAAATCCGGATGCCATCACCGGGGAACCAACGGATCACGTTAACCCCGACCGGATTGAGAAGGTCTTGGTCAGCATCGCTGGCGTGGTACTGGGTATCAATAACATCCCGCAGAAGAACGTTCGCCGGGGGAACATGCACACCTTCGGTAGCCGCTGTACGGGCGTACTGTCCGCACACGATACCCGAGGGAGGAATCAGCATGTTCAAGTCGGTATTGTCCGGATCGTTAACTTCAATCCACGGGTAATACAGCGCCGCGTAGGAGCTGTTGATGTTGAGCTCGAACACACGGTAGTTGTATACCTCTTGGGGCATATCCGTCCATTCCGGGCAGTCCATGACGTACAGGACTTCCCCGCGCTGTTCCGCATACGCAGTAGCAGCAACTTGCATGGCCGTGGTCGTGATACCGGGAACGGCGAAGAAGTTAAGGTCGCTGACTTCATCGAAGAGATACATGCCGGTCTTGGGATCAACATCACTTCCGATATAATCATCATCAACCGGGGTAACACCATCGACACCGCCAGCCAAGGACTGCTTCACCACCGGGCGGGGGATCTTCATCCACTCATAAGTCGGGGTGGCGTAGAGGTCTGTGACTTCAATCTTCACTGAGCGGTTCGAGATACCGCTGAGAAGGTTCAGCACGTAGCTATTGGCGTCTTCCATCATGGACAGTTGGATAAAGGTCTGTTCCGCATATTGACCCTTCTCGTACACCTGAATCTGGAACTCTTGAGATACCGCCAAGGCACCAGAAGCAATCGGGGTAATCAGGCTTACATCGTCAAACTTGATGATATTGCCGTCAATGCCGGTGATAATCACTTCGGTCATGGTTGTACCGTCCATGATCGTTACCAGACCACCGATTTCAAGGCCAGCCGTATTCCCAACCGTAACTTGGGTATCCCCATCACTGAGGATTGCCGTGGTTGTGGTGGACATCTTGTGGTTACTCGAACTGGCAAGGACGGAACCCGCCGGAAGCTGCGCGGTGAGGCCGGAGACCGGGAACGCCAAATCGAGGGTCTTGGTCGAGGTATCCACGTCATAGATGATATTGACAAACATATTCGCGGGAGTCGTGGGGTCATAACAGTAGATCACGTCACCCTTTTTGATATCCCGGAGACTGGATACAACCACTTGGGTATCCGCGTTATCCACAGGATTCCGGAACGTGGTAGACCAAGCCGTTGTGGAGATGCTCAGTTGGTTACCCCAAGCCCCTTCGGAGTTTGCAGTAATCATCAGGGCATTCTGGAAGGACGCTGCCGAACCATAGTGGACAACGTTATCAAACCCAAACGCGGTAGCCGTGGTCGATACCATGACCTGAATAGTAGCGGTTGCACCAAGGCTTGTGGACTGAATCTGCACCTTACCGGTTGTGGTAGCAGTAGCGGTAGCACCGGTCAGGGTCAGATTGATAACGCTAACGGCTGTAGCGGCAGTCACGGCATCAATCAGAGGCACGTTACCGGTACCGTAGGTAGTCGCGGCTGTCAGGCCGAGCTTGGTAAGGGCTGTACCACCAACGATTTCAACACTTGCGGCTGTACCGGCGGAATCCGAGGTAATCCTAATGAATCCACCGCTTACCGTGACCTTGGCAAGACTGATAACCCCGTTGAGGTATGCCGCAACTTCTTCTACCGTGGCCGGATCCGGGATACCGTTAATCAGAAGGGTCTGATCCGGTGTTCCATCCACGGACAGGATAACCGTCAGGGCATTCAGGCCGACACCATCAAAGGCTGACCCAGTTACTTCAGCGGGAGCCGCTGTGAAGACGAATGACTGCGGCGCGCCACCATCTACCTCAACGTCAAGTGAGTCTCCGGGTTCCAGATTGAACGGACTGGCGTTGGCAGAGATAACCGTAGCCGAAGCCGGTTCACTACCGAGGTTCTGGAGGTTACCATAGGCAGGATCAGCCCCGGCACCAACGGCGCGGGCGATATAGCAGCGGGTTCCGCCCTGTTTGAAGAAATAGCGGACGGCCTGATACAGATGACTCCCACGGTAGGAACCACCATAGTTGTTCACAAACTGTTGGAAGCTGGAACAGAAAACGGCCCGGTCGGTATAGCCCTTTTCGGCTGAACCGACAAAACCGCAAGTGTTTACACCAACACCCACAATACGGGGTTCGTTATCTCTCTCGATAACGTACACTCCGGGGTGTGTAGTCTCTATGCCCAATATGGCCATTATTTATACTCCTTTATCAATCGAAGTTTATTTTCTAACAACATAATGGCTATTTCCGCGCCATCAAAGCGGTAACATTCGTTACAAATTTCCCCTTGAGGGCTTTCTGTACTTCAGGACTTGCCAAATCCGCATTTGACATAGCCGCCGAAATCTCTCCCTTGGACAGACACATCGAGCGGGTAGTCCCATCCGAATCCTTCGGAAGGTTGAACGTCAGCATGGTACGGGAAATGTTCTTGATAAAATTACGTTCCATTTGAATCTCCTAATCCTCTATGATATCGCCTTCATCACCGTAATAGGTCGAAATATACCTGATTCTCT